CGATGCCATTGACTTTGCTAAGTGGTGTCAGTCCCGTGATTGTCCGAGCGGGCCGCTGACTATGGATATGCTAAACACATGGCTGCAAGCAACGCGCTCATGATTACGCAACTCCACCCACCCGAAAAATAGGCCGGACACCTGCTCGCCAAACCCATCAACACCTCCGGATATTCGCATCGTGCTTGCGCTGACATCCATTTCACCAACCCACGCGAACGGCTCGGTTCAGTCCGACGCCATACGCTCATGGGTAGAGCACGGACTGACGCCAGTATCCTTCAACTCTGACGCGGAGTGCTCAATGATGCGATCCACCTATCCAGACGTGAAGTTCGTCCCGACCACCAGAACAGGATCCATCCTGTTCAAAGCCCCGTACGCCTTGATCAGCGCCATGGTAGACTATGCTCGGGAGGCTGGCGAGGATAGGGTCCTGCTCATCAACTCGGACATAGTTATGCACGACCCGAGAGGCGACCTATCCAAGTACCAGGAGGACATGGACGCCGTTGTGATCGCCAACCGGCACGACCACGATGGTGATGGTTCCAGGATCTCCCGATACGACTACGGGTTCGACGCCTTCCTGCTCAGTAAGCAGCACTTCGATCTGTTTCCTCAGACCCTCTTCGCCATGGGTCAGACGTGGTGGGACTACTGGATACCATACCGCTTCATCAAGGCCGGTGTTCGTGTGGTGACGGTCAAGGAGCCGCTGTTCCTTCACAAGCGCCATCGTGTTCAGTACGACCAAAAGGAGTGGGAGCGGATGACCCAACATTTCATATGGGTGGAGAACTGGACATCACCCCGGAAGGCACCGCAGCAGGTCACGAACGAGGTTTACCGATTCATTCGACAACATGCGCGTTGACATCTTCATCCGGACGTACCACAAGGATCTCGAGTGGCTATCCTATGCCCTCAAATCCATTCATCGGTATGTCACCGGATACCGCCATATCATCGTCGCCATCCCGACCGCTCAGGTAGAGCTACTTCGCCACCTGACCGCAGAAAAGGTCATTGGGATAAGCGACCTTCAGGACGGATACCTCGGCCAGCAGCTCACCAAGATGCGGGCATGGGCGATGACCGATGCCGATGCCGTGATATTCTGGGATAGCGACGTGGTAGCCACCGAGCCTATCGACGTGCGGAAGGAATACTTCCAGGACGGAAAAATAATCGTGTGGAAGACCCGCTATTCCTCCATGACCGGAAATCCATGGCAACCCATCACGACAAAGGCCGTTGGCTTCACGCCGGAGTGGGAGTACATGCGCCGCATGCCCATCGTACACTGGACATCCACCCTCGAAAGCTGCGACAGGTTCATGGCCGAACTGCACGGAAAGGCCCTGGCGAAGTACATCGAGGAACAGCCGCACCGCTCATTCAGCGAGTTCAACGTCCTTGGCGCCTATGCGGAGAAACATGCTCCAGACGGCTATGCCTTCATCGACACAGAGAGCGTTGACCTTCCAAAGTGCAAGGCCGATCAAGGCTGGAGCTGGGGAGGATTAACGCCGGAGGTAATGGAAAAACTGCGTTCCTATGGACTTGCATGAACTAGCCACCCGTGATGGAATCGGCCTCGTGATCGACCACATGGGCCTGAGGAGGGGTGTGGAGGTAGGCGTCGCCTTCGGAGAGAACGCGGAAACCATCCTATCGGGCAGCACGATGGAAGCCTTATACCTCGTTGACCCATGGGCTTATGTCCCCGGAGAAGACCCGGCAGGCTTCGCTGACGCCATCAAGGATTGGGATGGTTGCTTCGAGTACTGTAAGAAGAAAATGGAGCGTTTCGGGGACCGCGCGCGCATCATCAGGGCATCTAGTGCTGAGGCTTCCGAAATGTTCGAGGATGGGTCGTTGGACTTCGTCTACATCGACGCGAACCACATGCGGCCCTACATCGACAATGACCTGCGCCTGTGGTATCCGAAGGTCAGGAGCGGTGGCATCTTCGGGGGGCACGACTATCACAAGGTGAACACGGCGAACTACCAATGTGGCGTGAAGGACGCCGTTGACGAGTTCCTTGCAGGCCATCACATCCACGTCACCTCAATAGACAGCGACCCGAGCTGGTACATCATCAAATGAACGTCACGCTCCTCCCCTCCGGAAAGTCGATCGCCACCATCGAAGGCGACACCCACATCGGCAAATGGGCTATCGAGGCAGGACGCCTTGACCACGATCAGAACATGCTTCCGTTGCTGCGCCCGTACATTCCGGAAGGAGGCGCGGTCATCGACATCGGAGCCTACATCGGCGACCACACGGTGTTCTACGCTGAATGCGTAGGTGATTTTGGCTGGGTGTATGCCTTCGAGCCAAACTCAGATGCGTTCGATTGCCTGGAGTACAACACCGCAGACCTCGGTAATGTATTTGCTGTCAAAGTAGGCGTATCCGACCGCGCCTCTAGCATTGGACTTGCTATATCTGTCAACGGAGGAGCTACGTATGCCACTCCCGATGGGAATCTTCCGTGCATTGACATTGACAGCTTCGCTCCTTTATGGGTGGACTTCATCAAGATGGACTGCGAAGGCATGGAGCCGAAGGCGCTGAAGGGTGCCGAAAAAACCATCCTGACCTATCTTCCCACAATGCTCATCGAGATAAATCGCGCCGCCTTGGAGCGCCAAGGGGAGACGGAGAGCACTATCTTCGCCATGCTGGACGCCTGGGGCTACTCCTACCGCAACATCTACGCGGAGCAGCCCATGAAGGGCGAGCAGTACGACATCCTATGCACACCACCCGCCCGATGATCATTTTGGCAGCAGCCCTAGCCCTGTTCGCCTGTAAAAAGGAGGAGAAACAGCCGCCCGCGCCCACCCCGTCGCCGGTCATCTGCTGCCCGACCACGGCGCCGACGCTGATCTCCCCATCCAACAACGCCAGCATCACCATCCCCGCCACCTTCAGATGGACAAAGGTTCAGGGAGCCGCCAGCTATGCCATCGTAGCTCCCTGCACATGGACAGGCACCGCCGGACAGAACTACTCCGCCGACATTGCACAGGCGACGGTCACGGATACCTTCTACGTGGTCACTGAGCTACCCACATCCGGCATGAGCGGGGCACAGGGAACATGGAAGGTCATCGGACTAGGCAGCGATAACACCCAAGGCCCATGGTCGCAGGAAAGGTCATTTACCATTCAGTGAGGGTCCTGGTGGGCCTCCTGCTCATCATACCGACCTTCGTAGTGATGAACGTGCTCGCCTTCCTGAACTCCATCCCCATGAGCGTGACCTATGCCTTCCAACACGCTAACACACTGATGATGTGGGCTTTCCTGCGCGAAAAGCCCTCTCATTTGCCCCAATAGTTTCCATGGCTAATAGGACCACGGAAAATATCAGAAAGGAATCCAAGGAACGAAACCGCGTCACCATTGGTCTTACCCCCGGCAGAACGGACACCAAAAGCGCCTTGAAAATCCAACATTCCAATCTGAAGTAGACCCGAGTAGATGGCAAAGGGAAAGAAGACCGGAGGCCGTAAGGCAGGAACCCCTAACAAGTTGACCGCATCGGCTCGCGAGGCGTTCCAGGAAGCCTTTGAAGGGCTGGGGGGCATCCACTCCCTGACCCATTGGGCCATGAAGAACCCGGACGACTTCTATAAGCTCTATGCCCGCCTCATCCCGATCGAAGTGGAGAACAAGGGCGAGCAGAAGCACGAGATCACCATTCGCCGTGAAATAGTCACCCGCAAGACGTGAACGTGGACCTGACATACACAGAGCCGCAAGCGGAGATCTTCTTCGGCGATGTGCGTCGGTTCAACTCGGTCGCCAAGGGTCGTCGCTTCGGCGCTACCAGGGGGGCGGCCCACGCCTGCATAGAATGGAGCCTGGAGGGGATGCCTATCCTGTGGGGTGATACTATCGCGGGCAACGTAGAGCGCTACTGGGAGCGGTACTTCCTGCCAGCCACTAGCAAGAACAACATCGACGCCCACCTGAGCAGCAAGAACGTGGGCAAGATCGGGAGCGGGTACATCGACTTCCGTAGCGCGGACAGGCCTGAGAACTGGGAGGGGTTCGGTTACAAGAAGATCGTTCTGAACGAGGCTGGCATCATCTTCAGCGACCCCTACCTGTACACGAACGCAGTCCTTCCGATGATGATGGACTACCCGGACGCGGAGCTATTCGCGCTCGGTGCTCCAAAGGGCAAGCGCCTGAAGAACGGGAAGGCCCATCCGTTCTACCAGCTCTATACGACCACGGACGACCAGCACCGGAGCCTGTGCTACTCCACGTATGACAACCCGTTCCTGAGCAGGCAGGACATCGAGGACACGGAGAACGAGATCATGGGCATGGACCCCGAGCAGGTCAAGCAGGAGATCTACGGGCAGTTCATCGACCGTTCCGCTGGCAACCCGTTCGCGTTCGCCTTTGACAAGGCCAAGCATGTGAAGCCATGCGACAGACGGCCGAACGACTTCCACTACTTCAGCATCGACTTCAACGTGGACCCGTTCAGCGCCATCGTCTCGCACACCTGGCAGGACCAGCGCGGACACCATGCGCACACCTTCGGGGCCGCCAAGATCAAGGAGGCGAGCATCAACGCCATGGGTGAATGGATCGAGAGCGTATGCCCACAGCGGCACCTCATCCGCATTACTGGGGATAGAGGAGGCATGAGCCGGAGCATCGGCACGGCGGGACCCATCCGCATGTTCACGGAGCTACGCAAGCGGTTACGCATCTCGGAGGCTCAATTACAGGTACCACCAAACCCGACGCATCTGCGGAGCAGGGAGGATTACAACTACGTGCTGGCGAGCCATCCGGACTACCGGATCGACCCGTCATGTACGAGGTTGATAGGGGACCACCTGACCGTTGAAGTGGATTCGCACGGTAAGATCATCAAATCGGATCGCACAAAGGCTTCTCAACAAGCTGACGAACTGGACTGTTCACGCTACTTTGTGAACACGTACCTTCGCGGCTGGATGGAGCAGAACAAACGAAGAGCATGAGCAACTGCTACCCATATCCATCGGCCATCCCGCTGAACTATTGCGGATCGGCAGGAGATCCCGCTATCCTTCACATAGGCATATTGGAGGAAGACCGGGAGGCTGATCAATACAGCGTCCTGATGCGCGACCTCGGCAGCGGGCGCATCACCGTTCACGACCTCACGGGCGACGACATGGCGATCGTGGCAATCGAGCATCCTGCGGACCTATCGCCGGGAACGACATACGAGGTGAAGGTGGTAGCGGTGAACGACACGTCAGGCATAGCGCCTGTGCCATTCTTCCCATACCTGTACGAAGGCGGGACATTCATTTCGGCGTACAGCACCGTTGACGGCGTGAACATCAAGTTCCAGAAGATGTTCGACGCTGACGGTGTGCATGGACACGCTGAACAATTCGTGACGCTGGCATGAACCACCTAGCCGCCATCGCGATAATGAGCCTTGCCTCCATGGGTATGTGGACCGCCATGGGAGAGGGGATGATATTGGAGTGGTTTCGCAAGTTGGTAGAAGGCGATAAGGGATTTGCCAGTGCCGCCAAGAATGGAGTACCGATCTGGGCGCAAAAGATGCTGGCCACATGCCCACGCTGCATGGTCACGCTGTTCGGCACCTTCATCTTGGCCGTCATTGGAGCGATGCCTGAGCAGGTTTCAGAGGCATTCGCGTACATGGCACACACACCGATCGCATCATGGCAGTTCAGTTGCTACGCGAACGCCTTTGACCTTGTGGGCTACATCGTTTGCGCCGTAGGACTTCAGGAAATGCTGCACCGATGACCATTCAGGAAAACAGGATGGACAAAGGCATCAGAAACATCACAGATTCACTTCCGCACAGGACCAGCATGGTCATCTGTCTGAAGTGTTATTTCCGATGGCTCGCTATTCGGCCTGTTCAGGTACGACTTGACCAGCTTGAATGCAAGGAATGTGGTCCTGGATACGTCATCGAAACCGGAGAGATACTAGAATGAGAAAGCTCCTACTCCAACTCTTCGGCCTGCTTCCAAAGCGCCCCACCGGACACCCTCCGTTCGCATTCCGCGACCTCGAAGGCCGCGAATACTTCGGATGGGCAGACCTTCAGGACATGCCAGCCGAGCGCGTGAACCAGATCGAGGACGTGATCCTTCAGGTGGACGCCTCAATCAGCAAGCACAACCTGGAGGCCATCGCAGAGGCCATGGTCCTGCAATGTTCAGCAGCCCTTGAAGCGAAGGACGCCAAGGCCCGCACCATGGCGATCAACAAGGTGATGACCCTTGCCAACGAGCTTTTGATCCGCCCCACGAACATCATCCCAGAGGATTGCTACATCGCCCTTGCCGCCATCTGCGCAGTGAGGAAGGACGAGGACCCGTACGCGTTCGACAAGACCATCCAGGCCGAGAAGATGGCCCAATTCAAGGCAGCGGGGAGAGCTGGTCACGCTTTTTTTACCCAGACGGGGGCTTTTCAAAACTACGTAGGCGCCATGCGCACTACCGAGGACGCATTGAAGAGCTTGCTGGTAAGCTGGATCTACCAGGAAGAGCGGACCCGTCAGGCATTGCGCATCTGCGGCTATCAAAGCTCCGGCAAGAACGACATGCAGAGTTCCAAGCCATGATCACCAACGCCTGCGATAACAGGGCCTCTGACATCCTCGCCATCAAACGCGAGCCGTTCAGCCGTGTGCTCGATCAGGTGTTGCGCTGGCTCCGTCAGATACATGCGGCTCAGGAGGCTGCGAAAAAGCACAAGAAGTAGCCATGGCAGAGACGATCATCACCCGGCTTGAACTCGATCTTGGTGGGTACGACCAGCAGATCAACCAGGCTGTCGGAGGCATGAAGCGTTACGATGACGCTACCGTAGACGCAACCAAGGACACAAAGACCTTCGAGAATGCACTAGGCAGCGCCTCCGGGAAGCTGAACATGACCAAGGTCGCCACCGAAGGGGTAGCCAAGGCCACGGCACAGGTCAATACCGAGACGCAGAAGGTCGGCAAGTCAGGGTCGCAGGTCAGCGGCATTTCCGGATTGTGGGAGCGGGTCAAGGGCAGTGTGTCCAACGCGGCCGGTTCGGTGAAGTCCTTCTTCCTCGGTGCCGAGGACGGGGTGAAGACGGCGGTGAAGGATGTCGGTGGGTTGCGCGGGATCTTCTCACAGGTAGGCGCCAATATCAAGGGGGTATTCAGTGGTATCGGCAAGTCCTTCGGTCAGGTAGAAGGCCAAGGCCAGAAGATAGGCGGGCTTTCCGGGGTATGGAACAAGGTCAAGGCATCGGTTGGGTCCGCAACTAAGACCGTTACGGAGTTTGTCAAGGGTTCCCGAGATGGGGTTCGCGATGCGGTCAAGGGCGTAGGCGGTCTACGCGGAGCCTTTGCGCAGGCCAGCGGCAACGTGTCGAAGTTCTTCGGCGGCATCGCTTCGGGAGCACAGAGCGCCGTCACCCAGATCCCCGGCGTAGGACAGGCATTCGCGCTGCTGGCAAACCCCATCGTTGCCGCAACGGCTGCCGTCGGGTTCCTGGCATCGAACATCGTAACACGTTTGGATGGGGCCAGTAAGACCGTGGACGCGCTGAAGTTCAGCTTCGACGGTGTGCTGAACCGGCTGACATCTTTCGAGGGGTTCAAGGGATTCTTTGATCCAACGCAGCAGCTCAAAGACGCGGCGTTCGCACAGGCTCAGGCCGAATTGCTGGATGAGATCGACGCCAGCCAGCGCAAGGTCAACAGCAGCAACGCAGAGGCAGAGAAACGCATCGCCAGCCTCAACCAGAAACTACGCGACAGAACGCGAACGGATGAAGAGCGCCTTTCGATAGCCAGTGAGATCACCAACATCGAGGTCCAGCGAGCGAACAAGGAAGAGGAATTGCTGAAGAAAAAGCTGGCAGGCATCGACCTAGAGATCGCGGCGGCTAAGTCCCAAGGGATAGCGGCGGACCAGATCAACGACGAACTGCTCAACAGGCAGAACGAGGCGCAGGTAGCTTTGGTCAACGCACAGACCGCACGGATCGCACTCACGGAGAACGTAGAGCGCCGGGTCAACAGCATCACCGAACAGGGGGCCAACGAACGCGCTGCACAAGCCGCCAAGGAAGCCGCGGCACGGGAAAAGGCGGACGCCAAACTCAAGGCTGATACCGAACGCCGTATCGCGCTCATCAACGAACTGAACGCAGCCAGCGCAGCCACCGAAGGCCCGCGACAACAGGAAGAGCAGAAGGCCACCGCCACACGTGATGACAGGATCAAACGCGCGGAAGGCGATACCCAGACCCTGCTGAAGATCGAGCAGGAATACCAAGCGGAGATACAGGCCATCCGTGACAAGGCAGCACAGGATGCCGAGGCCGTAGCCAATGAGCAGGCGCAGGCGTTGCAGGATGCACAGCTAGGTGCGGCACAAACCCGCCTTGACCGCCTGAAGGAAGAGCAGGAACTGGCGCTGGAGATCGCCAAGGCGAACGGGGAGGATGTGACCGCACTTCTGTTCAGTCAGGCACAGGAGCGCGACGGGGTGGAGAAGGAGATCCAAGACATCCGCCTTGCGCAGTTGGAAGAACAGTACCAGCGCGAATACGAGGCACTGGATGGGAACCTGATCGCCCAATACGACCGTCAGGCTCAATACGAGATCGATAAGGCTGCCCTCCTGAACGAGAGCGCGGTCAGCGAATTGGAGGCGAAGCGGCAACTGCTCGAACAGACGCAGGAACTGGAGGCCGCTGAGGTGGCCCTTGGTCAGACCCGTATCGACGCCTCTGCCCAGGCGGCTGAAACCATCAGCACCATAGCCGGGGAAAGCAAGGCGGCGGCAGCGACCGCATTTGCAGCACAGAAAGCAGCGGCCATAGCCCAGGTCATCACCAACACGAACGCAGGCCTTGCGGCTGCATCGGCCGCTGCTGCCGCAATTCCTCCGCTCATCCCTCCCGGAGTTCCGAACCCTGCCTATCCTGTGGCACAGGCCATCTACGGCGCTACGGTCGCCAGGGTGAAGTTGCAGGCCGCTGCAAGCCTCGCACAGATACTTGCCCAGAGCGTTTCCGGATTCGACAAGGGTGGCGACATCAAGCGCGGCGACGGCCCACGCATCAGCAAGGCAGGAGGTGACAACATCCTCGTCACCGGTCAGGTCGGGGAGAAGATGCTGAACAAGCGCCAACAGGCGGAATTGGAGCGCATCGCAGGGAAGAACATCTGGGGAGAGATCGGGCTTCCCGGATATTCCAAACCAAACCACACCTATCGCGACCGTCGCATAGGCGTCGAAGCCATCCCGATGACCAGCTACGTATCCACGTTGACCGGCCTGAACAGCTACGCGGAAGGTCGAGGGGATACCTATATCAGCAACACGACCACCACGCAGGCGAAGCTCAACGACCGCCGAATGGTAGCCGCCGTTGACCGCACCACGCGGGAGGCTCGGAAGCAGACGGAATTACTGGCGATGATGGCACAGAAAGGACGTAGGCCCAACAAACGCTACCACGCTTGACCGGAGGCTTCGACATATACCTGAACGGCACCTTGGTCGCCAGCCCAAAGGATTGGGATGGATATGACCAGGAGGTGGTACGCGATTATAAGAAGCGGTTCATCCGTGTGGCCTATCCCGGCACATTTACCATGACCAACGAGAGCGGCTATCCGGCCCTGCGCTCCTTGTTCGTGTCGGACATGTGCGCCTTGGTGGATTTCGAGGCATACGAGACATGCGGAACGGGTCGATACCAGATCGTAAAGGGCCAGATCGTCCTTGCTGATTGCGAATGGAACCTGAACGACTGCACGGTATCGGTGGAGGTGCAGGATGAGGCGATCGGGGCGCGTCTGGATAACAACGTCAGGATCCCCGTCAGCCCCCTTGCAGCTAATAGCAAGAACGGGGAGGAGATCGATCCTTGCACGATGCTGGAGATCGAGGTGTTCGACCCGGACGACGACGAGTCCACCTACATCGCAGAGCCGCGCCGGATGTTCGACTGGCTGGACGCCATGCAGCATTGCATCCGATACATCACCGACAGCAACATCGAAGTCGTATCGGAATGGTACGATGCCCTGCC